ACATTCCACAATAGTGTATGCCAACTCACCTGAAATCATATGCTGGTCACAGAAGAATTGAACAGAATCTTCGATCAGTTCAATCAATTCATCGTGCTGTTCGTAAGTGATGTTCATGATTCAGAAAATGTGGGTGAAACGTTTGTGAGTTGCTTTAGTCATTCTACCTTCCTTGAGCATATTGTCGCAGACATTGCAGAAGACTTGAAACTTTTGTTCTCTTGTGAGAGTATCTGCTCCATCGCAATCTTTCATCACGTCGAGCATCATTTTCTTAGAAGTAATCATTGGAGGACGAAACAGTAATCGATAGAGTTGACACAGAATCCTGTAGCAGCAGTAATCTCTTCCACAAGATCATCAGCATCAGATGCTTCCCAAGTGGTAGACATTACCTCACTGAGAATCTCTTGTTGTTCGCTTGGTGGTAACTCAAAGTTGTCATCTTCAAAATCAAGGTTGATCTCAGTGATTCGATACTTCATTGGTTTGTAGATAGAAAGTTTGCGAAGTTGACGGTCAGTATCAATAAACATCAAACCAACTCCTGTTGGTACAACATAGTCTGCTCTTCTGCAACCTCATTAACACAATCTTGAATCACAGTGTAGATGTAATCAATGTTCCCAACATCATTGAAGATGCGTTCAGTCAATTCAGGATTGCCCTCACAGGGATAAACTTCATCACCATCATCTGTGATGTTACATACATCTTCCTTAGTATAAATCCACGCTGCACAGTATGCATCTTCACCTTGTTGTTCAATCAGACGATTGACGCGATCTTGGAGTTGCTTGAGAGTGTAGTTCATCGGGGTGGTTCCCTTGATTACCTTTGTATTATAGGGGCAAACGTGCCGCTGACCTGCTGCGCTGTGCCAGTTTGCTTTTTGGCACATTCAACTCCTCCATTATGATTTGTTTTGGTAGAAAGTTCCAGCAATAGTAACTACTACTGAACGTGATCTTGTCATTTGCTCTACCATCAGGAGAGTGGAACTTCATCCGCTTGTCAAACATCAACAGTTGCAGATCCTTGTCCTTGAACAACTGCTTCGGTGCACTATCATTCAACCAAGTGTTAGTCATAATCAACGCAAATGGTTTGTTGAATGACAACGCCCGCTCGAAGAACTTACGCTTATTTGTAAACGGTGGATTCGATACGATTACATCAAAGTGGACAGGTTCATAGGTAAAGAAGTCCTTACCCTCATCAATGTGAGAGTATTCTACACTATGAGTCTGTGAGATTTGCTTGACAAATTCACTCTCAGCAGTGTCAAATGGACACCACACCTTTGCATCCTTCGGGATGTATTTCAGGATGGGAGTAACACCATAATCAGGCGTATAACACTCGTCATTGTTACCTGACGAGTACATAAGTTCTTTACTGTCCATAATCAACCCAGGATGCAAGTGCCAACGGCATAGATTTCTTTCTTAGAGATTGTAACACCGATACGGGGATCTTTAGCGTTACCATTCTTCTTTTTAGGATATTGTTTCTGTGCTTTAGGAAGAACGATTGCAAGAACATCATCACAATCAAGTTTCCACACTTCTGCAATCTTACCACCTTCATAACGTGCGTAATAGTGGTTCTTATACTTGCCAATCTTATCTTCAATCAAATAGCGTTCTTGCTCTTCCCAAGTATCCTGAACACTGATACCATTATACGTTGCATTGATAGAATTTGCAATAGTTGATTTATATTCTGCACCACCATCTTCATCAAAAGCATCAGCGCCGCTGTAATCATCGGCAATACGATGACCTAGGACGCCTGCCATATGGATCTCACGGGATCGAGCATAGGAGAACGGATCACCCCATCCCTGCTCTTCACACAGGTTATACATCTCTTCATAGAGTGCCTGGTAGCGTGCTTCGGGAGTCATTGCCGTCTGTCGATTACTTTGTAATCATAGCAGGTGCCTAGCACGAGTGCCGCTGAACTGGTCCAGTTCACCAACTGGCACACCAAATCTATCATTTAAGTACATCAAATATAGTCTTTCTTCTTCCTCACGCGCTTCAATTTCGTGTCCACGATCTTCATAGACAATATCTTCAACCGATTGTTGACAATAACTCATTTTTCCGTGTCGAAACCGCAGGTCGCCACGAATCCACTGTGCAACGTGGGTCAGTTCGTGAAAAAGAGTTTTTATATACAACTCCCTAGACATATCAGTCTGAAGTTCAATCAGGAAATGTCTTGGTCGATAACTAGGACCAACAACATCGCAATAACCAAGAACCTGATCTTTCTTCAATCCACGGTGAACAATATCAACACTGACGTGATGACGTGGAAAGAATTGACTCAAAAACCAAGAGGTAATATCCTCACAGAGGACTTTAGAATAACCGTATCCAGAATGGTAGATGCTAAACATGTGCCCCAATGTAAGAACCAGATGAATGAAGATACAAATAAAAGTTTTTCTTTACCCGTCATTTAGCAAGGTGATAAAGTATAACTGCTAGTGCCCAGATTATGAATACTGGTTTAGCAATCGTTGGAAATGTTGCTGCCAAGATAAAGGCAGCAACAGCGATTAAAATAGTGTTTAACATAATAATCAAAGGTAAAGATAACCACCTGCCCAATCTGCACGCTTGAAGCACTCTTCGCGAGAATTGATCTCCAGAAGATTGAAACGAACAATCTTTGCAGGTGATTTGAATGATGCTGGTTTGTAAACTTCACCAGTCTTCTTATCAACGAAAGCGTGGACAGATAGTTGATTACCAGTGTCCATCACAATTTTGTGATACTTACGACCTTCTTCAATGTAGAACTTATAATCAATACTATCATAGTTGCCACTCTTCAGTTCGTCAATAGCATTTTGATGATAGTTGCCAACTTCATTACCATTAGCAATGCTAAGTTTGTGTGATTTAATTGAACGCTCAACATAATCCAGCAGCAGAGCATCACACAGCATCAAAGTGTACTTACGGACATTCAGTTGAATGGTGTTCCGTGCGTCTTGAGTGGCGCAGTAGTCAGCAAAGGAGGTCATTCGTCGTTCCGTTGATTACAGAGTAATTATAGAGCGTCCTAGACGGTTCTGGGACGCCCTGTGGACAGTTCTCAAGCTGCCAGCGCACAAGCAGGGATCTCTACAGGTTCAGGTGCTACATTAGCATCAAACTCATGCATATCGTAGGCAAACCAGTTACCATTTCGGAAGATGTAAGAGTATTCTTCACCCATAGAGAAGAACTCTTCCATATCTTTATCATAACGAGGAGGGCAATTCTCTCCACGCTCAGAATAATACATCGGACCACTTTCGGGACGAGTTTCATTCTGCCAACCGCAGTTAGTCCATGCGGAAGACATATCGCCACCATCAATCAGTTCTGCTACTTTCTCCTTTGAATTGTAGTGCGTTTTAAGAATCCGACCCAACCAAGAAGGATAACCATCGTAGTGATGATAAGCAGAGAGAATAGATCCATCTTGAAGTTCGATTCCGATGCGTGAACGAGTTGCCATAATCAGAGAGAAAATGTGTGAGAGGCGGAGATCAGTTTGTCGATCCCTCTTACTGTTTGCCTCTCGTGTGATCGTGGTGGGTCTCCCCTCCACTCATCTAATATCGCATAAAAAAAGCACCCCGTCAAGGGTGCTGTGCCACCTATTGAACTGTCACACTCAATCGTCGTAAATTAAACATTCAGGTTCTGATGGATTTTGGTCACAAAAGAGCTCAAGATACGATGGATCGTGATGATCTCCTGCATCAATTTCCTTCTTATGGTGTTCTGCATATTCTTCCAAATCGTGCAGTTCGCCTTCAATGTGACGACGCATTTGTGGAGAGACAGTAGGATCGTGTAGGATCTCTTTGTCCTTTTCAATATGCTTCTCTATACTTTCCATATAAAGTTTGTAATGTGTTGAACTTATTTATTTTAATCAATCATTTAAGGGACTGCAAGTACGCCATCCTTTAGTGTTGGTTGCGTGACCTTTTGCAGGTTCTTTAAGTTTCTCCACCATAGAATCTGCCAATGCTTCCATCCTTTCTGGGTGAATTGAACGGATTCCTGCCTCTTTCAGGGCAATTTCCATACTTTTTTCTTCATTTTCAGTGAGTTTTCTGCCGTTTTTGGGAAGAGTCATAGGTGTCCTGCCTTTACTGATGTATTTTAGCGTTTCCGCATAAAATTAGTTAGGAACTTAAGGTTTTCTTTGGGATTGCTTATCATCTGGAAGCTCAGTATAGTCTGGAATAGCATTATCGAGACCAAGTTTTACTGCTTCTTGCACTAGATCTTGTATCTCTTTACTGGTATGATTATTCATCCACGACCAGTTAGGATCATTTTTATCCCATTCAATAGTGAATGTCCCATCTGCATTTTGTTCTACTTTGAGAGAATCAGCGGCCATCTTTTTTGAACTCCTTACGACATTTTTTTAGTTCTTTTAGTTCATCCTTGATCTGTTGATAAGCATCTTCTGTTGATACTTTGTTTGCCATTTCCATAGCAGTGATGATCTCTACTCTGGTTCCAAAGTGTTGCAATGCTCTCTCGAAACAATCTAATTCTTCGTACATAAGTCAACGCTCCATTTTATTAAGTCTATCGATTACACTTAACATTTCTAGTTGAAGTTTAGCGACCTTCTCTTCCTGACATTTTAACCATTCAAAGTTGAGATGGTCAGTATATTCATATTCTGTAGAGTGAGCACCGTTATCGATATTATATCTATCTACTGCCCATTGTGGAACATCGTTAGACTTCCAAGGATAGAGTTGATACTCTAATTCAGCAACAATGCCCCACAACCAGATACGCAATGTACGAATCACAACTTACCACCAACAACACCGCTATTTACAACTCTAGTATAATCTTGAAGAGAACCATCTTGAGCACACTTAAGATGCCAACGTGACATTTCAATCACACCATCTTTAGTTGCACCAGTAAGAAAGTGTTGACCAAGTGGATTTTTTAAGATGCTAGTGAATAGACCGAAGCGTGTTTCTTTGATATAGAAAGCATCATCATACCACACAACATCATCAGGGATGTTTTTTTCTACAGTGCCACCGTAGGAGTCACTGAGGGTTGGTTTCTTGTCCGTCTGAATCATCTTCATTAGTTTCTATTTGGTCACGAATGAATCCGAAAGGTCCGATCTTACCTTCATCTTCCATTCGTTTTTTCATAACAACACCACCAAGAGATTCCATAATCTTCAGGATGTCTTCTGCTCTAGCATTGTCTCCAAGTTCTTTGGCAACATAAAAGTATTTGTCAAAGAACTCTTTACCATACTTCTCGTAATCTTCAACCGTTATTGACTTGTCTTTCATGGGGTCGTTTCAAATTAAGGTTTGCAATTTTACGTTCAGTTTCTTTAACTGTTTTGTGCAGTTGTGCTACAGCAGAAACAACTTCCGGTGTTTCTTCCCACTCCCAAGTTTCACCTTTGGAAGATGTAAATTGTCGTGTTGTCATAATGTAATCCACCTCTCGTTTTCGAGTGTCCATTTTGTAACCTCTGCGATTCTTTCACGCACAGACTTGGCAGGAGTCCATCCAAGTTCTTTCATTTTATCACCACATAGAGCATAACGCAAGTCGTGCCCAGGACGTGAAGAATGGAAGTCTACCATTTCATAAACTAGGTCTCTTCCTTGGGCTTCGGCAATGATTTTTGCCAACTCCAAGTTGTTGAGTTCTTCTGCTCCAACAATGTTAAACTTAGGACATTTAGCGTTGCCCCAAGTACGTTCAAACTCACCCTCATAGTTCAGCAGAAATAGAATTGCAGATGCTACATCTTCAGCGTGAATGTAGTGTCGAGCACCAGGAATAGTCTTGGTAGAGTCACTATGAATGGTGACAGTTTCACCATCACGGGCACGCTTAATACACATTGGAATAAACTTCTCTGGATGCTGACGCTCTCCAAAGACATTCATTGTATGTGTAATGTAGATTGGCATATTGTATGTGTTTTCATATGCCACCGCAAGTTCTTCACCACCTGCTTTAGTTGCACTGTAAGGATTGGTAGAATTGTATCTATCATTCTCCTTGTATTTGATACCATCAGGTGCGGGACCAAATACTTCATCAGTGCTGAAATATACGAAGCGTTCAAGATTATCTTGATGCAAACGTGCAAAGTCTAGGATGTTAGCAGTACCGACAACATTGTCCAGCACAAACTCCATCGGATACTCAATACTGCGGTCAACGTGTGAACCAGCAGCAAGGTGCAGGATATAATCAACCTGACCAATCTCACTACGGACAAGTGGATTTAGTTCTGCTTTTAGATCGTGGTGAACAATACGAACACGCTTACGAACTTCAGGATCAAATGATAACATAAGATCGTGCAGACGATTCAGATTGCCACTGTAATCTAACCGATCAAGTGTAACAATGTCCCAATCAGTATTCTTTAACAGATAACCGATTGTATGGTGTGCAATGAATCCTGCACCACCAGTAATCAATACTTTTTTCATTTTAAGATTCTAAACTTTTAATAATTTATCAGTGACATTGATACCTAGCAATCAAAGATCTGATCTTTTGATCTACTTCTTTGTGTCTGATTGATGGGTGATCGATTTGTTCTGCTCTTGCAGTTGTGTAGGACGATGCGCGTTCAAGTACAGTAGCGATGTACTTAAGTTCTTCCAGTGTTAGATTCATTTAAGAATGTAATGATTTCCATACGTTAGTTATACTCATATGTCCGTGAACATAACCAGCAATTATTATACTTAATGTGCAGGCGATTGTCAATACAAATAACAACGTTCCTCCCCAAGATGCTTTATTATCAAGCATTTTTGAGTTTGTCTTTAAGGTCCATAACCTTATTCACCTCATCTACAGCAGCAGACATTCTTGCAGACAAAATATCCATCATATCACCAAAGATGACTTCATTGTCAACATAGTCATCAAAATAGGTATCCAATGCCTCTTTCAGGTATCTTTTACGGTGCCACTCTGGTGAATAAGGTTTGTAATCCATGATGTGGAGTTCATTATGCTCGTATTATACCACTATCTATTCCGTGGGTCAAGTCCCATATCTTTTAGATACTGAACCCACCACTCTGGATCTTTAATTTGTCTCCAATTTGGAACTGGAAGATCATTCTCTACAGTATAATACTGATAGAGTGCTTTATCTATAGTCTGTGCGATCTCCATATTCTTCTTCCTCTTCATCAACGTCTGCATATGCATCTGCCACATAAGGTCCGTGTGGTTTTCTGGATTCTGATTCGACATATTTCTCCTCAGAGTAGATTCCTGACAAAAACACTGCTAGTTTCATAACAATCCATATCGCTGCTATAGGTGTAAAACATGCAATTAGGATTACAGGGTTCATAGTAGATTATTATCTTTGAAGTAGTTTAGTGTATCTTTTAACCCACCGATGTGTCTGAAACCAACATTAACTTGTGGGTATTCTGCTTCTTCACCAAATTCAGCAACAAAACCTTTCTGTGAGAAGTGCTGATTTAATTTATATACGGATATTTGAAAATTAAGATTCTCTAACAAAGTTTTAGCACGTTCACACTCTTGATTGCCGTTTGAATAGATTACTGCTTCCATTACTTCTTCTCCTCGTATTCGATAACAATTCTTTTGTAGTCTCTACCAGTGTGATCTACACAGGTAATATGAACTAATTTACCCTCTAATGCGTCTGCTATTTGATGCAGTTTACTCCAAGGAATTTGTTTTTCAGTCATCCTTAACGCTCTCCTTATAGAAATATCTATCAATTTCTTCTTGAGTCGGAACTTCGATTCGGAAAGCCATACCTTCCTCTTCAAACTCCTCATTCATTTTTATGTATGTTTCTGGTGTAATTTTTTCAGTCACGTTGCCTCCAATCATCGGGTTTATCACGTTGAAACCAATCAACTATTTCATCTGCACCATCGAACCCCGTTTTATGATTGGATGGGTCGGGGTCTCCTAAACCCATCCTATTCAGAAAATCGTCGGTAGTACCCTCCTCAATATCTTGAGACGCTTGGCGTCTTGCTTTCTGCAACCAATCTCTTGCGAGAGTGTGTGCCTTAGCAAGTTTTTCTGCCCAAATCATATCCTCCAAAGGCACTTCTTCTTTATTAGCAATACACTGACAAATAGACTCTAACCTGAGGCGATAGGCAGTAGATAACATAAGTTTATGTCTCTTTACTATTATTTATTTCTACCATCATCTCTTTTGCAATTCGCAAAGAACGACGATACATCATATATTTTACCACAGGATTGCGTGGATTGTTCATTAACCACCACCAGTAGCGTTTTATTTTAGCAAATGCTAACCTATTTACATAGTAAAAAGCAGCAGCAACACCTTCATCAGTTAGTATGAAGTATGCTACTACTGCTAATGGTAGTAAAATTATGAACTGTATGTTCATTAACCAAACTCTCTGTTCCTACATTCGTCCAGATAACCAATAACTTGTCCTCTCCATTCCATCAGTTCATGATAACATTCATCTTCGTGTGCATCCTGACGGAGTTGTGGATCTGGTTTTAAGACACTTTCATAAAAGATGAAGAAAGCATCTTTGCGTTTTTGTTCTTTTTCGGTCATTAGTAGTGATGATCTGAACGACAGGGAACACTTACCCATTCATACCATCTTCTTACATATCCACCAACACGATGTCCATTCCGAGTATAATACCCAGGAACATATTCTTCATTGTATAACCTACGTCTGCACATAGGATCATTACTGTGATACTCGTGATAGTGGTGATGATAGTGATGACCGTCGAATGGAGCCCAGAACTGTTCCCACGTCAATGCATTAGCAGGAGTTGCAAGGAATGGTAACAGTATAAAGGGCAGGAGTTTCATAGAAACTTCTCAAGTGAGGAGATAGACTTTTTCTTTTTATCTAATTTACTTTTTTTCGTGATGTAATCCACTGCTTGTTTGTAAGTGTTACAATTATGGACTACACTGCCATTATGTATAATGGCGAACCCCTTTGTCTTTCCAGCGTAAGGAACAGCAGCCCACATTCCGTCATTGGTTACATAACCTTCAGGATCTTTTGGTTTGGGATCAAGAATACCTGATCGTGAAATGAAGGGTTTTTTGTATTTTGCTGCCATCAAAATACAGCAGTAACGGAAACAACGGTAGCATTAGGATTGCGTGCCAGTGCTACTTTCTTCGCGTCTTGATAATCAACAGCGATCACGACTTCTTCATACAAGGTGCCTGCTTTGAACAGTTGAACTTTGCACTTCATTGGGGGTGTCCCTCGATTACCTTTGTATTATAGCACATCAGAGGGACTTTAGGAAGGAGAGATCAAAATCTTCAGATTCTCTAAAGTAATCCCTGGTCTCCTGAGCGCCTTCGAGCAGATTGTAACCAGTCAGAAAAAAATCTGGCAGTTCTGGATCAGCACTAGCAGTCATAACAGCACCAGTATCTTTGAAGTTGTAAAGTTTAGATGATGGGATACAACACATCTTTCCTTTTTTCACATCAGTAATAATAAAATAATCTGCCAACTTATCATCATAATCTTTTGCAGCACGACGATTTTTAAGAATTAGACCACGAACTGCCATTTGAGATTTATTTGAAAACTGAGTAATCTTTGACTCATAAGTTGTGTTGTTAGGACCTATCAAATCAATACCAGGAAGATTAACCCTTGTAAGAAGACCATTACTATATTCAGCAAGTGCCTTCTCTACAAGTTCTCCTGCTTTAGGATACCTAAGATTGTTGTCAGTGTAACCTCTGATTGACATCAAAAGTTTAGAAAATCGGTTAAGTTCAAAAGTGTTAAAATCAATCATCGGCGGACTACAGACACAGCAGGTT